CTCGGCCCGTTCCTCCAAGAGGAATTCACCCCTTACATTTGGGTGCGGTACAATGTGGTATTAAGCCCCCCACAAGGCGTAGCAACGCAGGCCCGCTACAAGGCCGAAAAACCCCAAACTAAACAACAATAGAAAAGCAGATGAGAGAAGCAAAAGAAGCTCAAATGTCGCGCATGACAACATCGACAAGGTGTGGATTAGTGAAAACCTTGCCAATGGAGAAATCTTCTGAAAGAGATGAGACAATAGAATCGTATTGAGAGGCAGAGAGGCCATAGAAACGATCATAATAGTCGAGAAGATCACTACGAGAGACGACATGGGAAATGGTCACGGGATACTTGTACGGGTTCTCGGGCAGACGGATTCTCCGACCCGAACCAGTGAACTTATCGATCGCTTTAGCGAGAGCACAAAAAGTGGGATCGACACGGCCGAAAGCGGCCAAAGTATCAGAAATCGAACGTAACCAAGCGAGCTGATTGGTGTGGTTGCGGTCCACCATGTCACATGCGAGCTTGGCTAAGAGTTTACCAGCCTTAGGCAGCAACACAAAAGTGTCACCAACTGGGAAAAACCTAGCAGAACAGAACTCGGCCTCAAAGACATTGGCGCGAAGGATGACTTCAACATCCATTCCAAAGTCGGAGTAAACACGGCGTATACCAGCAACACCACCACAACGCTGGATCTCCCAATCAGTGGTGACAGTAACGGAGTCATCACCACAAACAATGGAAACCCAATTGCGGCCTATGCCATGGATAAAATACTTCATGGCAGCGTTAACGAGAGTGTCGCCAACGCTGGTGTCGGGCCAACCAGATTGCATGGTGAACCAGACACGATAGGCCGTTCCAAGCTTAGAAAAGCCGGAACTCCATCCGCGTTTTAATAATCTCCAGACTTTGCGTGGAAGCAAAGCCATGTAGACAGCCAGAAGGAAAAGGAAAGGTGGTCGCGTTATGTGTTGATCAAAACGTGACTGGTCATCTTCAAGGACAACCACCTTTTCTCCCGGCTTGCAGCGTGAAGAAACAAGACGGATAGCAGCAGCATAATCAGAACCAACCTGTTCTGCATTCATGCCGCATGTGTAAATAATCTGCTTACCGTCTAGTTGTTGTTGTAAAGTAAAGTGATGACGTGTAGAGTTATCACCACCGGGGCGTAGGCCCTTGTGCACATTCTTGGCGAGTTTGTGCACATAGGGCCCAATGGCTACTGTCATCTCCACAGGACAGCCCTGGATCCAACGAGGGTCTTTGTACGGGCTCTCAAGGTCCTTCATAACCACCTCACGTTTGATGAAGGCAGAAGCCGCGCGTCGAACGCGCAGAATGCCTTCCTCACGTACACGCTTGAAAATCTCCCTTTTTCGCGGGTCAAAGCGTGCAATCCATGCCTTCCAGTTAGTGGGCTTGAATACTGGCGAGACAAGACGGATAATGAGTGGTAGGACCATGGCAGTCGCCAGTAACCAAGTGGCGACCATCACAACTCTTCTAGCAATACCGTGTTGGGCGAGACGCTTGCCAACACGTCCGGTGATGCTGACTTTCTCGTTATGAGAACACTGCCGAAAGACAGTGCCAATGATTGGGCGAGAAAGGGTGGAGAAAAACCAATGCATCCGGACGCCGAATTTGCTTTTGCACTCTTGTTCACCCCATTTGACATAAAATTGGTCCTGTGTAGGAACAGGTTCCAGACCATAATGCTCACAGCAGACGTCTTGATAGACGGTCTTAACCTTGTCTCCAACCCCGTGCTCATCAAAAACAGACAGTCGATAGCCTGAAGCTGATAGGAGTGTGACGAAAAGGTTAAATGTGATATGGTACAAGCAGGCGTGATAAACGTCTGCAACAGTCAAAACGGAGTGGGCCATAGTGCGCACACCTAATTGCAGTACCCATTGAAGGCCGTTGAAACGACGGGCCTCAAGTACTCCGAGGATCAAACATGGACCCAAGACTGCAAAAAGGAACCAAACAAGTGGATAAATTTGCGAATCCAAGTGAAAGGTTATGCGCCTGTCAAAGAGGTGTTGGAGAGTCTTTTGGGCAGAATGCTCAATAAAGCCAAGAAAGTATCTTTTAAAGAATTCTTCAAAACACGGTTTGAAGATGAAATTAAAGAAGATAAGAACAATCCAGCTCAAGACATTCAAAAAAAGGGTAGGACTAGGGTAAGCCGAGAAGGGGCGGGAAGCCTCCAAGAGGTTAGTCCTAGTGATGGGATCGGCATGATAGGCAGCCCAAAGCTCGACTTCTCGCTGAGTCCACATGGTGCGAAAAGGATTCCACCAGTGGAAAGGTCGATCAATGCGCCCCTGGTTGTGTGCTATGGAGGCGAGGGCAGAGTCATGCCGATGTGGCTGCATGTCAATACGTGCAAGGTGTGTGACAGTGACAGCAAGTCGGCCCGCAGTGGGTAACCAACCACCTCGATTGAAAAGGCGGTGTCCGTGCGACTCAACAATGAGTACTGGCCAACCAGGAAGTCGTGACCGAAGGTACATAGCGGCATAAGTAGGGCCGGCTAAATGTTGTGTGAGATAACGCACGATAACATGAAAATCCTCCAGGCAGGCCAAATCTTTCGTAGCCCATTTGCTGGTTGCGATGCTCATG